GTTGACGGCATCGATATGCGTCTGCGCGGCCGCAAAGAGCGCCACATCGTGCGCCAGCGTGACGGGTTCAAATTGCAGTGCGATGTCGTTGGTCATAAGCACCGGGCCGTTGTTTTTGGTCATCCAGTGCAGGCCTGCGGGAATGGCGTCTTGCGTGGCCAGCTTGGCTAATGCCGTTTGCTGAATGCGGCTTTTGACGTCAGAGTGGAAGTGGTGACCGTCGATGGTGATGTGGCTCTCGGTGAGTGCGTCGCGGCGGGCGCGGATGGCGGCCGCCTTGGTGGCTTTGAGGTCGGCCAGCGGTTCGGCCAGCAGAGCCTGGGCGGCGGCTTGGTCAAAGCCCAGTTCAAGCAGGAAGTCCAGGTCAGCGGGAACGTTGACAAGTTCCTGGCCGTTGGGGGTGGTGAGTGTCTTGATGATGTCCATGAGCGTAGCCTTGGGTCGTTACAGGTCGTAGGGGAAAGCGTTGTACGGGGCTTTGAAGTCGTCATACTCCGGCCCCAGAAACGGGTCGTTGATGTCGTAGGATTTCGCCATCCAGCGGCCTTTATGGTTGAATGCGCTGCTGGCGAAGATTTCCACTTCATCGTCTTCACGCGAATAGTTCAGCGATTTGTGACAGTTGCTGATAACCATATAGGTCAAGCCGCCGCGCAGGTACAGCCCGCTACGGTAGGGGTTGATTTTGTTGTTGACGTAGTGGCTGTTGTTGCTCAAGTGGCCGTCTGCGGGCAGCACGTTGGCGCAGCGCATACCGTGGCGGATGTTGCGCACGGTTTTTCTGAGAACCTGCGATAAGCGTACGACCGCAAAATACTTCAGCGCGCTATTGAGCGGGGAGATATTTTCGATTTCCAGAAACAGCCCGGCGAGATTGCCGTCGCCTGTACCGAACGGGTCCAGCTCTTTATCGTTCGAGTAGTGTCGGCAGATGACGATTCTTTGGAGGTCGTCGGTCGAGTTGGCCCCAAACCACCATACAGGGTAGTAGCGGTCGGTAGACAGGCCGGTCAGGTCAATGGTGGAGACATAACGCGGCTCGGCGGAAATTTTGGCAGGCGTCAGGCTATTCTTCCAGTTGTCCAGTTGGGCGATTTTGGCGTTCACGGTGCTGGTGATCTCAGACCGTTTGTCAATCACAGTCTGGGTCAGATTGTTGGCTGCGGTAATCAGTTGGGCCACTTCTGTAGGATTACTCATGGTCGGGGTTCTCCGTAAATAGTCAGGGGTTAACGGGCAGGCGGTGTTCGTGCTCGATCTGGCGGGTCATGGTTTGAATCTGGGCGCAGGCCATCGCGGCAAACGCGGCGGTCAGAGCTTGCTGGCGGTCGGCCAGGCGGCGCTCGGTGTTCCGCAGCCGCTGCGCGGCCTGCGTTTGCCCGACGGCAAGCTCTGCCAGCGTTTGCTGCACTGTCGCGTCGCGCGTGGCCTCTTGTTCGTTGCTCACCACCTGACGGTGCATCGTGTCTACTTGCACCGCAGCCAGCGCCGTCTGCGACAAGTGCAAGGCTTGGTGGCGGTCGTCCACGTAGCTGCGGGTAGCCAGCACCACAGACGGGTCTACCTGCAAGGTGACGTTGGCCGTATTGGTCACCTCAAAAATCATGCGGATATACAGCATCTTGTTGCCCCCGTCGGCCAATACCGGCTTGTACGTGGGCGGGTATTTGGCAATGGCGTAGAGCGTGCCTGTGGCCGTCAAGAGCCCCACCTCGCGGATCCACCAGCCGCCCGCAGCGTCGGGCAATACGGCTTCGGCGATGAGCCAGTTGGGGTGATCGGGGTGGACAGATAAAGTGTTCAGATTGCCGCGCCAGCGCTCGCGCTTGAGTTTGGTTTCGCTGCCTGTGGGGTCGTATTCAGCTCCCAAACTGTCGCCCACGGCCATGCGGGTCAGTTTCAGGGCGGTATTGCTGGCCTTGGCCTGCGCCTCCAGAGCGCGACCTGTGGCGGTGACCAGTGTGTAGTATGCGTTTGCCATGTGGGTTTTCCGCTTCAGGGTTCCTGTGGGTAGAGGGACACTTGCTCAACCGCCCAGCAGGCGGCGGCCAGATACTGCACGTGGCTTTGCACAAGTTCGGTCGAGTGCCACGGCAGCACGGTCAGTACCTCGCCCGAATACAGGGCGCAGCCGATGCGCGGAACATTCGAACGCACGGTGACGTTCATCGTCAGCGCCTCAAGTTGGCTGCGGGCGTTTTTGTATTCATTGACGAGTTCGGTTAAGCGGGCGATGTCGTGCTGGCCCATGCCGCGCCCGGACAAGTCCACGTCGATGCGGAAGTGATACGGTGCACCGCCGTAGTCAAACCACTCGGAGACCACGCCCTCCATGCCCAGCGTGACCAGCACTTGCTTGATAGCCCAGGGCGTGCCTTTGGTGCGGTGAAGGGCGATGGAGTTTTTGATGAGAGCACGTTGCTGCGCGTCGGTTTCGGCCACTGCCCAGCCCTCGGCCCCCATGACGTGGAACTGCTCGGCCAGCGGCAAGAGAGCAACCTCGGGCGCGGTATCGATGAGGTACAGCAAAAGCTTGTCCAGCGGCAAGCTAGCGTGTTGCTCCCAGAGCAGGTCGCACAGGGCCGAGAAGCGCGGGTCTGACGCTAGCGCGGGCGGCAGCACAGGCTTGTCGAAAGCAAGCGAAGCGTCAACCATTGACTGCTCCCGCGTCGGTTAAGGTCACGCCGGTGCAGCGGCCCCATTGATGTCGTTCCAGTACCCGCAGCTTGGGCGACGTGACTTGCACGCGATAAACGCCAGCGACGTGCAGTACGGCCGAAATCTGCTCTGGTACCAGGTCTACGCCCAGTAATCTCTTGCACTCATCGAGCCACGTATCAAGCGCGTCGCGCGCGCGGGCCATGGCGTCGGTACGGTCAGCGCTGGTGTAGAAGGTGAGTGTGGCGGCGATGGTGTAATCGACCACCTCGGGGCTGCGCACAAGCACCGTATCGGTCAGTGGCCGCACGCGCTCATCGGACACCGCTGCCGCGACCTGTGCGATGAGCGTCTCGGACGGCAAGCCGGCCTCAGAAAGCGGGTACAACGCGACTTGTCCCGGCGGTTCGCCTTCGGCCGGGCCGTAGACTGCCACATCAACGATGCTTTGATGCGCGCTCATCGCGTGATGTCGGTACGCGCCGTAGCTGCCTGCATTTGTATACGCTTCGGGCGCGGACATGATGCGCTCGCGGTAGTGATCGTCGGTTTCCACGTCTGCGCCGCCAGTGCTAATCGTGACGTTGCTGGCGGTGACAGGCAGACCGGATTGCAGCGCATTGATCTGGCCGGGCAACCAACCGTTGCCCGCTTCGCCTGGTTCGATGCAAGTGGCAGCGACGACGACTGGATTTGAACCTACATTTATCGTTTCATCGGTCGCAAAACTTACCCGCCCGTCGGCGCTTGTCACCAGCGTGCCAGCAGGGACAGTCACAGGCGCAGGATTGGGCGCACTGGATGGATCGGGTGGATTGCACGTAAACGCAATGCGGGTTTGCGCGGGTGCTGCGACCAACCGCATCGTCCCGACCAGATCGCCCAGATAATCCAGGTGCACGCCGCTAGACGTGCGGACTAACATTTTTTCGCAGGCGGCCTGAATGGCTGCACGGGCCAAACCATCAGCGTAAGCAATCTGGTTGATGTAGAGCTGATCTATCTGACCTGGATACTGCGTCTTGTCGGCCAGCGTTTCGTAGCGCTTGACCAGCTGTGCCTCGATGGCGGCAGGGTCTATGCGTACGAATTCGGGAGCGGGCAGCGTACTCATGCGCCCACCTGCGTTTGCCGGATAATGCCGTCGGCCGCGCGCCAGCGGATGCGGATGATGACGTGCTCAGGTCTCTGCGCGGATGCGGCTTCGACCTGCACGCGCTCTATCCTCATGCGCGGCTCCCAGCGGGTAAGCGCCGCGACCACTTCGCGCACGATGTGCGGGCGTGCACGGTCTATCGGCCAGTCGATGTAATCGTGCACGCGGCAACCAAACAGCGGGCGGTGCGCATCAGCCCCCAGTGGCGTAGACAGGATGATGCGGATGGCTTGGTCGATATCGTCCACGCCGGTGACCAGTTCACCGCTTGCACGCGCACGCTCCAACGCAGGCTGCCAGTGCGCGGCTCGGGTAGGGACGGGGTAAACAGGTTGCGCTTGCATCATGCCGGTCATGATGCTGTTTGCTACCCGCGCTGTCTTTTAAAGGCGTTTACAAAAACGCCTACGCAATCTCAATGGCTGTGGTGGTTGCTGTTGCCACCCGAATCCATGATGGAGCCGGTGGCGTTGATGTTGCCGTTGACCTGCACGTTGCCGGTAATCGTGGCGGTTGCCCCGCTGCCACCCGCACCCATGATCAGGCTACGCCCAATGGTCAGATCGCCCGTGCAGGTGGTATTCGGCGCATCGAGCGTGACTGAATCGGCGGCCACAGTCACGCTTGTGGCTTGCACCAGCACCGTGCCAGCAATCACGGTAATGCTGGCCGGGCCGTCGATGAGAAGGGCGTGTGTGGCCTGGTTGTAGGTAACGATGGTGCCGTCTTTGAAGCGTACGTATTCCGTGTCGGGATCAGAGACGGGCGGCGGGTTGCCTTCATGGTAGACGCCGCCCGTGACCGTGCCGCCCGCGCCGTCATCGTCCAGTTGTATCGTTATCTGCTCGCCCAGAGAAGGCAGAATCCGGCGACGCTGCACGCCCGCTGTATTGGTCTGCGGCATGTGCAGCCAGTACGTCTGGACGTTATCCCGATCGGGCAGACGCGCCCGCACGCGGCAGTTAACGTAGTCCAGTTCGGTGACGATGCCGTAGCACTGCTGGCTCATGACGCAGTTTCCGCTTGATTGTTTGCCACGACCCGGCAAGCGTCGATTTCCGTCACAAAGCCGCTCGCTCGGTCAATGCTGTGGCTGGCGCGGGTAATCAGCCAGCGCCCCGTAAAGCGTCCCGCTGTCTCACCCGTCAGGTCTACGACGCTGCCGCTTTTGAGTTCCGGCCTGCCCATGCACGTCCAGCTTGCCGTACATCTCTGGCGCTGCAACTTCGCCATCTTGGCCTTTGCTTGCGCAGCAGCCACGGCGGGCGACGTTGCCCGCGATTTGCTCTTGGCTGTATCGCCGCTTGACTTCGTCTTGGAAACGCTGCTGGGTACCGCCACCACCTTGCCATCAACGACATCCATTTCCACCAGTTTCCCCTTGGCCGCATCCTGATGTCTGGTGCTGACTTTCTGCGGAATTTCACGAAACGAATCGCGCAGCCGCACATTCGCCAGTTCCGTCAACGTCAGCTGCGCCACAGGGTCGAGTTTTTCCAGATCCGATATTCTCTGCAACACCAGCTTGCCATCCCAGATTTTGAAGGCGTGGTCGTACTGAACGGCCAGGTCGCGCAAAAACTCCAGATCGGCGGTTTCCTGCGTCAGGCGCTCAAGGGTAATGACATCCACGCTGCCCGCAAATTCCAGCCCCTGACGCTGCGCAATCTGGCGGGCGATGGCCTCCAGCGTCATGCCTTCATAAGCGCGGTGCTGGATGGTGCGAAGGTCGCCCCGGATGCCAGCGGCCAGCGCCCGGATGGACAGTGTCGCGGGCGGATAGTTCAGCTCCACTTCGTCGATCTCAAAACGACCGAATGGCATTGCTTCCTGCCCCTGCCAGCCCAACGACAGCGCCAAGGCATCTCCATGCCCCGGATACCATGCGTCGCGCCAGCGGCCTTGCACGTCCTCCAGCTCGATGTCCAGATCGTCGCTGGAATCCGACAGATTGTCGGTCACGCGCAGACGTACCAGCGCAGCGCTGACATCACGCGATATATCCCGGCCTTCGTACAGCAGTTGAATACACGCTTGCGGGACGATTTTGCGGTTGCGGCCTACTGCATCCACGGCGGCAATCCTGCGCGGTTTGTCGGGTTGCCGCTGCTGTTGCCAGACCTACGCGACAGCACGGGAATGTTCAGGCGAACCCCTGCGGGCAGTGCTGGCGTAATCGGCACGTGTGGATTGGCGGCAATGATGGGCGCGTAGCGGTGCGCATCGCCGTAGTACTGCCAGGCGATGGCATCCCAACGCTCGCCCTGCTTTGTGACGTGAATCAAGGTGTGCTGTGTCATCCCTATACCCTTCGTGTGGCGACAGCCGCGGCTAACTGCGCCAGCGGCCTTGCGGCTTGCTCAAACAACCCCAGCACGCTTTCCAGAGACTGCCCGCTGGCCGTGAGCTTTGCCAAGACATTCCCGGCATCCACGCTGCCAGACAGGATGTTGCGTGCGCTTTGCACCTGCGCCAGCGCATCCGTTCCCAACTGCGCCAACTCGGACGCCGCCTCGAATTCGCCCTGCAAGCCAGCGACAGCATCTGTCATGGTGGAGAGCATGGGCGCGGCACGCCCTACCGCGTTTGCCAGCGACGGCACCTGTTGCAGGGCAGCAGCGATGTCGCCATTGCGTGCCGAATCGACCACGCGCACGGCCTCACCCACGGCGCGCGTGGCTGCACGGGTCTGTTCCAGCGCAGTCATGGCCGCCGTCTTGATGGGGGATTCTTGTCGCAGCAATTCCGGCTGCGTGTCCAGCACGGCCGCATCCGATTCCACCAACGCGGGTGCAGGCGGTGGTACCTCAAAATCTCCGGCCCACTGGCGAAGCGTCAAATTCAGCGTGGATGCAAACGGCGCGCCGTTGGCCCACGTGCGCCGATTGGTTTGCAGCAATTCGGTAATGACGAACGCACCCAAGAACTCGCCGTTACCGAGCACAAACGCCAGTGGCGTATGCGAGGTCATCGCGTCACGCAAGGCCCGTGCGCGTGCTGCCACGTCGCCCAGCGTCGGATGCAGTTCGATGGTCAGCTGATATTCGTCCAGCGCATCACCTGTGGATTCCAACAGCGGGCGACCGGCAATCAAAGCGTGCTCGGCGTAGTCCGCGCCAAGCATTGCCTCCATGCCGGATAAGCCGCCTGCGACTTCAAACTCGATTTCGCCCAGTATCGCCAACATCAATATGCCCCTGCCATCGCCGTGCGGTGCTGCCTGTGTTCACGCTCGCCCATCCAGCGATCAAACAGGCGGCGGGCTTCATCTACAAATTGCCCGGCCTGCTCTTTGGCGCTTGCGCCCGGCGCTGCCGTGATATGAACCACAGGAGAAAACTGGATGGTGGTCGATGCTGGCGCGGCACCATTCAATGCGGGCACGCGCGTTGCCGCAGCCGGTGCGATCAACCCCGCGCCAGCATCGGCAATCGTTCCCGACAGTTGCGCCACTGCACGCCCGGCCAGCGGTATCTGCTGACGTATCCCCAGCGCCGCGCCCTCGGACACAAAGCCGCCCAATTCCATGAACACGCGACTGGGCGATTTGATGTCCAGCACTGACGAAAACCAGCCCTTGATGCTGTTGCCAAAGTTCGTAATGGTTTCTTTGGCCTTGGTAAAGGCGTTGGTCACACCACCCGTCAGGCCATCGACCAGCATCCCGCCAAAGCCCGTAAAACTCTCGGGCAGATCCACGCCAAACCAGTCCATGACGCCATCGAGACCTTTTTGAAACAGGTTAAGCGGCGACCAGTCCACGATGGTTTTTGAGATGCCCTCGATGCCACCATCGAACAGCCCGCTGATGCTTTGCCATGTGCTGTCAAAGACGCCCGTGGCGCTTTGCCAGGCGCTTGATGCCACGTTCGTGATGCCGTCCCACGCGCCGCTGGCCGTGCTGGTCAGCCCCTGCCAGGCCGCATCAAACACGCCGGTCACGCCTTGCCATGCGCTACCGAACACATCGGTAATGCCAGACGTGAACGAGTCGATGACCTGGCTGCCAAATTCGCTGAAATCATCCGGCAGTTCCACCCCGAACCAGCCCAACACCCCCGCAAAGGCTTTGTAGAACAGCCCCAGCGGAGACCAGTCCAATATCAGCTTGCCGATGCCCGCAATGCCGCCGTCAAAGGCATCGGTAATGCGCTGCCAGATGCCGTCAAAAAATCCCGTAATCCCTTCCCACGCGGCCTTAAAAATGCCCGTGACGCTATCCCACAGTCCCTTGAAAAATCCGCTGATCGGCCCCCAATATTTGATGAGCAGAAACGCGCCGCCCGCAATCGCGGTAATGGCAAGGCCAATGGGGTTCAGAGCCAAGGCGCGTCCCACCCACAGCATGGCTTGACCGGTTACGCGCAAACCCGTGAGCAATGCGCCGCCCAGCAATCGCGCCAGACTGCCGGCTGCGCCGGTCGTGGCCGCGAGGGCCACGCGGGCGTTTACCCACAGTGCGCGTCCCCATCCCAACGCGGCCCGGGTCGTGAGCCGCCAACCGGTCATCAGCGCCCCGCCCAAGGTGTGCGCCAGGGTACGCGCCGCGCCGGTGGTCGCACCCAGCGCGGTGCGGGCAGTGACCCGCAGCGAGCGGCCCCATATCAAGGTGGACAAGGTGAGGTTGCGCAAACCGCCCAGCCACACGTGCCGGGTCGCCATCAGGCCGTTTTTGAGCCAGACCAAAGTGGCCCCCGCCGTTTTGGCTGCGCCCGTAAACCCGCCCACAAACCATTTCCCCGCCTTGAACATCAAGCCCACGCCAGAAATCGCGAGCCGTGCGCCGAGCAACGCGCCCGCGACCGTGACGACGCTTTTAACCAGTTCCGGGTTTTGCTGCACCCAGGCGGCTGCGCCTTGTACCATCGGCAAGATTGCCAGTCCGGCGGACAGTAGCCCATCGACAATCGGACCAGACAAGGTCACGCCTACGTCGGACAAGGCCAATCCCAGACCTTTCATTTGCTCGCGGGCCGAGCCCATACGCCTTATAAAATCCGCACCCAACAAATCCTGCCCGCTCGCCTCCGACGCCCCTTGTTTCAGATCCCGCAGCATCTGGCGGTTTTGCATGGCGGCGATCATGAAGTTCTTGACGCCTTCGTCCACAAACAGATCGCCCAGGTCGTAGCGGCTGCTCAACGCCGAAAACGCCGCATCTCGCTCCTCGCCCTCTCCCATGTTCATGGCCGAGTTCAAAGCGGCCAGCGCCTCGGGGCTTTTCCTGCTCACGTAAGTCGTGACGGTGTCGAGCATAGCCTCAAGCGGCGTAAAACCCTTGGCGGTCAGGTTCTTGATACTGTTCTCCAGCAGCACGCCCTTGGATTCAAACCTGCCGCGCGTTTCCGGCGAAAAAATCCGCTCCATAAACGCATTCAGATTCCGCGCCGCTTCGTCGTCGGTATTCGCACCCATGCGGGCGACCTGCAAACCAGCCAGCAGATCGGTCATCATCGCCTCGCCGGTCATCGCCATGCCCTCGGGCAGGTCTTTCATGCGCAGGCTCAATTGCGGGATGGCGTTGGCCATGGCCTGTACGCCCATCTTGCCCTTGCCCGAGGCAAACACCATCATGTCCAGACTGCTCTTGAAACCGGAGGCAGACATGCCCAGGTTGTCCCGGGTCGCCAGCGCCACATTGGCCAGACTCTGCATGCTCGCGCGTGTGGCGGTCGTCGCTTGGGTCAGAACCGGCAGGTATTCGCCCAAAGACTGCAAATCGCGCACGCCGCCATCGACCAGCGCCTTGGCACCTGCGCCCGTTTCATCCTGCGTCTGATTGCCGCTGCGGGCGGACGATTGGATCAGCGCTACAAAGTCCTTTTCAAACGCAGCATCCAGTCCCGCCGTCATGGCAAGGTCTACCGACAAGTCCTGCAGGGAAAGCGCTTTGTTGACCCCCAGCGCTACGGGCACGGCCGCTGCGGCCATCGCCGCCATGCGAAGCCCGCCCAGGCTACGGGTCAGCCCATCGTAGCCACCACGCAGTTTGGCCAGCGCCAGCCTGCCGCGCGTGGCAAACGATACCGTCGAATCCGCCGCCGCCCGGTTCGCACGCCCGAGCCGGTCGGTGGAACCTTTCAGGTTTTCGACTTCGCGCCGCGTCTGGCCAAACGCGCTTTTAAGCTGGCCAGTGCCCAACACCCCCAGCTGCAAGCCGACCTTGATGTTTTTATCCGCCACGGTGGTTCAACCCTTCATTGCCCGCTTGCGCCTGTCGTTTTCCTCGCTGGCAACCTCGCACCAGCGCCAGTAATCCTCCATGTCCAGCCCTGCAATTTCGGACGGCTGCATGCCCAGCACCAAGAGCAGCGCCGCGTCCCAACTCTCAAGTGTCGCGGCCTTCGCCCAGCATCGCTTGAAATCGCTCGGCTACACGCCTTGCATCGGCAATGTGCAGCTCCCCCAGGTCTTCCAGCGTCAAGCCCGTCATCTTGGCCAGCAGCAACTCTTCCATCACGGATTCGTCCTTGCCGTGGCGTTGCGCTGCCGTCAGGTCTTTGCGGCGCAGGGTGTGGATTTTGACGCTTTTGAGCACTTCGCCCGTGGCGAGTTTGACGGGGTGCAGCAGTTCCAGTTCGGGCTGCGGCAGGTCGTCTTCAATCTGTGCGGTGTCGTTTTTCATCGTCTGTAAACCTCTTTCAGGAAATACCCAGATTGCGCCGGTACGTCGTCAGCTGATCCTGGCCGTTTACGCTGTAGATATTGCTCATGCAGTCCAGCTTGAATACCTCGCGTCCGTTGACCTTCTGCTGCACATAGGTGGCCGAGAACGGCGTCTCGAACGTGACCTTCTCGCGCGGTTTGAAGCCCCCCAACGGGTATTCTTTGAAGAGCACCGTCATCAACGTCACCAGCGGCACTTGCTCGGCGCGACCTTGCGCATTCCAGGCATCGATCTGCGAGCGCAGCTGCAACTGCACAGACTTGAACGGCACCGCGCACGCGCGCGCCGCCTCCTCGTACTGACTGTTCCAGATGATCTTGCCCTCGACCTTGTCAAAGCCCGTCGGCAACTCGATAGCCGCGACCATGCCCAGCCCCTGAAAATCGGTCATCGTGGCCTTGACGCTACCCAGGTCTACCTCCTCGCAGCGCCCCACGTAGTTGTTGCCGTCCAGGTATACGGCCGCATTGGTAATCAGGTGTAAATTCATGCCCGCCATGATCAGTTTCCTCCGCCAAGGTTGGCGAGATATTCGCCGGTGATTTCGGTCTCGAACGTGCCGCGCTCCATGGGCAGCGGTGGCGTGAGCTTGTAGTTAAAGAGCAGCTGGCCCAGTTCGATTTGCGTCTGCGGATTTCTCTCCGGGTCGTACCAGCACTCGCCTCCGACCAGCGCATCGTCGCCGATGAGCTTGCGCAGGAATTGGTTGACGGTCTCCACGATGGATTCAATCAGCGCGTCCGTAATCGGCCTGTCCACAAATTGCAGGGATGAATAGCGGATCGATTCATCGACGATGTCCTTGGTGCGGCGCACATTCTCGAAATTCTTCATGTGCGTGACCGTCGGCCATGCCGCCGTGCGGTTGCCCCACAGCCGGAAGCCCGAGCCGAAGCTGTTGAAGACCGTGGTGATACCGGCTTCGTTCAGAAGATTCACTTCGCTGTACGGGTCATCGGCGCGGGCGGTCAGATTGCGCTCCAGCCCGAGCACGCCGACCAACTCGTTGTTCGATGAACTCCACCAGTAGCCGCGCTCATCGTCCACGCGTGCCCGCAAACCCGCCGCGCGGATCGATAGCGGTTGCAGTTTGATCGTGTCAGTCGCCGCGTCGTAGACCTGCACGTGCGGATAGCACAGCCGCACGCGCTCGCTGGATGTCGCAAAGTTGATGCTGCCAGCAGGTCCCCGCCCGGCCAGCGCTTGCGCAGGGGTCGTACCGATGGGCGCGTCAATGTACGCGATGGCTTGCAGTTGCTGCGCCTGCGCAATCAGTTCGCTGCTCACCGCATTGTTGGTCGAAAATCCCGGTGCCAGCAGTATCTTCGGAAAGAAGCCAAAGAGGTTATAGGCATCGGCCAAGAGTTTCAGACCGCTACGCTGCCCCAGGCTGTTGACGCCGCCGATGATGTCGGCTGCCGTGACTTTGCTCGGGTCAGCGTACTCGTAATCAGCCTTGACGTTGGCTTGCGCAGGAATTGCGCCCGTGGGAATGCGGGTAATCCTGCCACGCACCGCGTCCAGTTCATAGTCGGTACCTGCCACATAGGTGGTATTGCCAGTCGCAGCCTTGAGTGTGAGCATCTGGATTGCAGGGTTGTCCAGTTGCAGCCGGTCATTGACGCCAAACTTCGCCGCTTCGCCCGTGACGGTGTCTTTATGCACGGCAGGATTCAGGACGTTGACCACCAGCACCGTACCCGCCCCGAAAGCGTGAATACCCTCCAAGGCTTCGGGAATGCCAAAGCCGGGCAGATCAGACCCGAATTGCGCATCGTCACGCACGCTCAACGACAGCGTCAGTTCATTGATCGGCCCCGTGGGTGCAGCACCCACAAGGCCAATGACCGCGCTTTTGACCACCCGCACCGCACGCGGGCCGCGCTCGACCTCGATGGTCTCGATGCCGTGTAAATAATTGGCTGCCATTATTGCCACTCCCTTTCAAATCGTTCGATGCCTTGCGCCGTCAGGCGGCAATGCACGCTTTCGCGCTTTATGCAGCCCGCCTCGACCAGATAGTCCAGCGCAAACTCGCACTCATCCGGGTCATGCCCCAGCGTGTGGGTCAGTTGACGCATAAACCCGCCTTTTTTCTGGCGACGCAGGGCATACAGCGCGGCCAGCATGTCGTGACGGATCACCTGCTGGCGGTCAATAAAGGCACGGTCTGTCATGGCTGCACCCCTTTCTTGCCGCGAGGCTTCTCAGGTTCAGGCGGTGGCGCTGGTGGTTCGGGCGCGTCTACTTGCGTCAAATACCCCAGCCCCAGCAACGTCTGCGTGTATTCATGCTCGGCGGGCAGCTGCACCGTCTTATTGGGGTGTAGCCGCACGTCCAGCACCTGCCCGTCGTGATTGATCGCGGCACCCGACACGGGGCCGATGTAGCGGTAGGTCTGTAATGTCATGATTCGTCCTCTTCAAAATCCGCATTCACCAACGGCAAGCCCACCGCATCCGGCAACACCTGCACCTGCATGCTCTGTGTGCCGTATTCCTGCCGGTAGTGCCACAACCCACCGGACTGCCCAATGAACGATTCACCACTTGCCGCCAATCCCATCTGGCAGTGCGGCGGCGTGAACCCCACCAGGGCGGCTCGCAGGGCATCCAGAATCGGTACTGCGCCCTTCGCGCCATTCAGACGTTTTGTGACCAGCGTCACCGCAAACGTGATTTCACGCGGCTGCACGATGCGATCCAGCGATTGCGACTGCCCGAAACGGCTGCCCGCAAACATCAGCAATACCGCCCCTGCCGGATGGTTCAGCCGGTAGCTTTGTGGCGCATCGGGAAAGAACTCCACCGCCAGTGCTTTGCCAAAATTCGCCTTCAGATGCGCCAGCACCGCGTCGAGCATTTCCTGCGTGATGCTGTTCATCAGTACCGCTCCCACTGTTCGCCGCCAAAGGCGGGTTTTCTTGAACGCACCATTACTTCTAGCGGCGCGGGCGCGGGCTTGCCCGCAGCATCGCCCAGCGTCACGCGCCCGTCGCGGATTTGTTCGAGCACCTTCACGGCATTGGCATACGCCACTTTGACGGGGTCTGGTACGTCGCCTTCGGGTCTGCGGATGTACAGTTCATGGCGCAAGATATTCACCGCCAGCCCGCGCAGAACGCTGGGGACTTCGGTAAACATCGGTTTGTCGCCTTCGCCGTAGCGCCCGCGCAAATACCCATCGACCAGTTCCTCGACGTTGGTCACTGCCATTGAGAGCACGCCTTCGTCGGGACTGTCCGCTGCTGGATCGTCGTTGGTCAGCAGTGCCAATGTGGCGGCGGGTATCGCCGCCTCAATGGCCGCTCGTGTGAGGTAGCGCATGGCGTTCTGTCCCTACGCCGCCTTCAGTTGCACCAGGGCTTCCGGCACCATGCACAGCGCCAGCGGGTTGGCCTGTACTTCAACGTCCCACCCCTTGCCCAAGCGTCGTTCTTCAGCCTTGGCGTAAAACGGCAAGCCCGGCGTGTTGACCGCCTCGTTGTAATTGGCCGGCGCGTTAAACATCCGGTACGCGCCCGGCGCAATCGGGAAGACCTGCGCCTCATCCTCGGGGATAAACCGCTGACCGCTGATGATGGTGTCGTACTCAATGAAGGTGATGCCGCCAAACGTGAAACCCGTGCGCATGTCACCCGCGTTGCGGTCAGCCGACGCCTGCCAACCCTCAAACGCGGCCTTGACCGATTTGTGACCGGTCAGCGCGTCAAAGAAGGCCGGGCCGCAAAACGCCGTAAACCCGTTCGCGGCCATCCCGCCCAGTTTCGATTCCGCGTAGCGCTTGGCCGCCACGCACGCGGCGCGAACGTCGGTGGCTGCCGTGGAAAACGCAATGGCCTCGGACTTTTGCGCCACACCGAAAGCGTCATATAAATCCTCAATCACGCTGCCGTCAGCATCCAGCAACTGCCCGCGCAATGCGCCGATACGCTGCCATTCACGGGTTGCCTCGACGGCGTTTTTCATCTCCGACAGGTGATCATTGATGATCTGCGCCTGTGCGGTGGTGGCATCGCCCTCTGCCCCAAACGCCGAGACGTTCTGCAACTGGCCGGGCAGCAAGGCGCGGCTCAATGGCAGGTGCAGGGTTTCAAAGACGCGCCGGATGCGCTTGCCCCCTGCGCTCGGGCGGGCATCGGCATCACGCGCCGTATTCGGTACCAGCGACAAGCGCCCCTGATACTCGTCAATTACCACGCTTGTCGTGGTAATGCCTTTTTCTTCAAACAGGTTCAGCGCCGCCACCTTGCCCGGCACCGCAGGCAGTTTGTTGATCGCCGCCGTCAAACTGGTGACGGTAAACAGGTCTTGCAAATTCATCGTGGGTTCCCCTGTCGTTAAATTTGGACTTTGGCAACGATGCCAAGCGCGGCCAGCTCGTCAATCGCAGCGGCCTTTTGCACGTCGGTGGCGGTATCCGGCCACACCAGTTCATTGCTGGCGACCACCGCGCCGCGCTCAATCACGACATCGACCGACGCATCTGCCGTGGCGCTGATGGCGCATCCCAACACTGCTACCGCCTTTTTGGCTGCGCCGCTGCCAGCGAAATCAATCGGCTGGTATTTGCCGGACACCTTCGCCAGCACCGTGCCGATGGCGTGATTGCCCGCCGCAATCACGCCGGAACCCTTCGTCCACGCAGGGTGAACCTCAATCAACAGCACTTCACCCAGCTTCTTGGGCGGTGTGTAACTCGTTGCCATATCTGCAACTCCTTTTCAAAAAATCAGGGTTTCTTGCCGCGTGCCAGCGCATCGGCCAGCAAGGGATTGGTTTGCGCATCCGCTGCGCGCTTGACCGTGGCGGCTTCCGCAAAACTCACGCTGCCCGTCAAGCCTTCAAACACGGTCTTCAAACTGTCGGCCAGCGGCTTTTGAGCATCGCCTTCACCGAATGCCACGCCGCCCGCAGCGGCCACATCCAGGGCGGCGACCACCGCATCCACGTGAACCGGCTTCATCCCTTTGGCGACCAGTCCCTCGGCAAACGCCACATTGCTCGCGTGCTCGGCTTGCCGTGTCTGCTTCTGGCGCTCGGCACGCAATCGGGTCAGCTCGGCGCGAAGTTGCGTCACCTCTTGTGCCGCTTCCTGCGCAGCCTTCCATTCGGGCGTGCCTTCGGCAAATGCCGCTGTGTCCGACTTGGCAGCATCCTCATCAGTCTTTGCCTCGGTTTCTTCTTTCACCGCCTCGATGGCTGCATCATTGGCGGGCGCATCCTTGGCCGCTTCGCGTGCTGTCTCGGCCAGCGCATCCAGCGTCCACGTCGGCACCAGTTTGTCGGCCGTCTCGGCACCGTGCTGTTCAATCAGCCATTCGCGCAAGTTGCGCCAGAGCTGCGCTTGTATCCCCTGGCCTTCGGCCAGATCACTCTCAGAAAATTCCACGACGCCTTCCTCATCTTCGGCAAATGACACACTGCGCAGCCCCTTGATTGCGGGCGGCTGCGCACCCAACGTCCCAACATGGCGCAGGTAATACACGTCCGGCACCGGGTTGTTCGGTGCACCGGGCGCGTAAAAACATGCGCTGAATTTTTGATATGCGCCTTGCTCCACGCCTTCGGCAAAGGCCGGGTTGATGCGCGAAAACTCGGCCTCGATGCCGTCGGCCACGCGCCGGATCGACTTCACCCAGCCATAGGCGGGTGCGTCCAGCGCCGGATGACCAATTACCACCGGCGCATGGTGCAGCTTCGGGTCGTAGGCGGCGACTATCGCGTCCAGGTCAGATTCGCTAAATTCCAGCGTCCTGCCGTCTACCGCGCGATGCCGTCCGGGGCGAAATATGTGTACGTTCTTCATGCCCCGCATGATGGCGGGCGGGAAACGATACGTCTCTTAAAGCCGTTTAAGAAAAACGCGAGACGGCAAAAAAGCGCAGAAAGGCGCAGAAAGAAAAAAGAAAGGTGCAGAAAGGACAGACCGCCAGCGGCGGGGTGGGCGCAAGCCCGCACTGCCCCAAGAAGGCGTTTATAAACGTTTATAAACGGGGTCAAACGCCAAACCAGTACCCAAGGCAGGGTTCGTGCGTTAAACGCGCCACAGGCGCGATTTTGGGCAGTCGTTTATTTTTTGCCGGATTTGCCGCCGCTGCGTTTGGCGACTGCCCGCTCGACCGCATCGCCGATTTGCTCGACCACCATCTCGCGGTCGGCGTCCGACAGCCCGATAAATGGCCGCGCCGGTATGTCACCCCACAGGTGCGGAAAGTCCGCCTTCGTTCCCCCAAACTGCTGCATGGCCGAATACTCCATCGTGTTGCCCACCAGCAGCACGTTGTCTTCAACCTGCGCGTGGTTCATGTGCTGCAACATCTGCGTGCGACGACCCACATCGCCATCCTGATTACCGCCCACCAGCGGATGATCAAAGCCCTTGCGGGCAATGGTCAGGTCAGAATTACCTAACCACGGCTTGCCGTCCGGGCCGCGGCGGTCGAGGAAGCGTTGCTCGGTGCTCTCGACCAGCTTGCGGCCTATCAGTTTCAATGTCGGTGTTAAATCCGTGGCGGCCTTTTCCAGTTCGCCCAGCGCGTGCGTAATGTCCGCGTCCTGCAAATCGATGGTAATCATGGCGTGCGCCCCTATATAATGTGAACCGTGCCAGCGTCGGGTTTGCTCCCGACTCCTTCACCCGCGACGAGTGCCGGAATGTCCTGAACATCGAAGTGCCAGGGTGATGATGAGAGCAAGGGTGGAGAGCGTGCCACCTGCTGGCACACATTCCCCTCCTATCTAATGCGCACCCCGGGTATCGCCCTTGTGGTGTTGTCATCCCGAAACAGCGACAGAAAATAGTTCTTGCGCCCGTTGGCCGTTCTCTTGAGCGCGGCGCGATACCGCACCCCGTCCAGCGTGAAATACACCATGTGCGTATCGCCTTGCAGGTATACCTCGCGGCTTTCATCCAACAGGCGCTGAATTTTTCGGTAGTCCGCAAGTCCAATCTCTGGATGCTTGGCGAGGTGCTCGGCCAGGCTTTCGTGTGAGAGCAACACCACCGGCGATTGGGCGTCCAGTGCCTTCATGTCATCACTTCGCAGCACCGCCACCGGAAACTCCCCATGTTCGCTACCGGGACGCTTGCCCGTTTCTTTTTGCCGCGCTGCGGCCGCTTGCGCACGTCGAAAGAACCGCTGGAACACATCGGCCTGCACCAAGGACGCCACGTTCGCCCGCGCAATCGGTTCTGGCGTCGCATCCAATCTGCCAATGCGGTGCGCCAGTACCTGCGCTAACTGCGTAGGCCGTGCCGGATTCTTTTCGCCCGGCTTCCACCGGCTCCACCCGTGCTGCACGCCTTCGGGCAGGGTGTGAACGACGCCGTCGCGGTCAGTGAATTTGTGCGTTCTGAACGGTGGCGGTCTGTCCGGCGCGGCCTTGCCCATGCGGCGCAAATCGGCATCAGACACCGGCTCCCACGTGCATTTGCAGTTGTATCCCATCGGTGTTTGATGCGCCAGAAACCACGGGTCGTCCCGGCGCAGCACCATGCCATCCCACGCTTTATGCTCATCGCGGGCATTCAGGATGGAACGGTGGCGAAACCTCACATAGGGGCAAGCCTCGGCAATGTCAGGGTCGTGCAGCTCATCCCACCGCGCTGCCTCCATGCTGGCACGCATATTCGTCTCGTAGATGAGGTCGGCCCGCCATGCGCGACCTTTCGCGCTGCCGTCGCCCGTAAACCCCGTCCAGCCGTGCTTGTTGGCGATCTCCTCAAACTGCTGGCGAAACCACTGGCGGCTTTTGCCCTCGGAAGTCGCTCGGTTGATCGCCTCGTGAAAGTCCGCCAACAAATCGGCCTTCATGGCTCCCGCCACCACAAACGCCACGTCGTGCTGTTCGCCCCGGATGTCGTCGTAATGTTCGGTCGGAACATTGACCTTGTCGCGCATGTATCGCGCTTGCGCGGCGTTGGGCGCTTTGAAAGCACCCTGTATGCGTGGCTTAGTTGCCATGTTCGGCCTCGGCGACTTTCGATTTCACCGCCAGCCGCCCGGCCACCGATGCGATATCAAAGGCTTTACCCATAACCTCCACCAAGTCCCGCTCGTCCAGATTGCCGTAAGCGGCCAGCAGCGCATCCTGCAAGGCGTCAAAATCGCCCGGCGTCTCGTCCACCAGCTTTTGCACTTGCTGCACCCAGCCGTCCACTAGCGGTTCGGACTGCACCTTCAAAGTGCGCACCGCCGCGTCCAACAGCGCATTGTCCGCATCCGGTTTGGCAGTAGCGGTGAGCGCGGGCAGCGCCGGGGGTTCCGCAAACGCCAGCGGCTGCGCACTGTAGGGCGTGGGCGCTGGCAGCGGCGTGGTATCGATATGCTCCATCGCAATGCCGTACTCTTCCGCGTAATACTCGGGCTTGAACCGCAAGCCCGTGGCCACCAGTATCTGGTCGCGCTCGGCTTGCGTCTTGTCGATACTTTCCTGCTCCCACAGGTTGTACGTGGGCGCATCGACTTCCCCAAAGTTGGCCTCCACCACCAGCCGGATAATCCGGTTCATGGCCGACAGCACCACGCCCTTGTCGCCATCGCGGATGCTCGCGGCCACGTCCGCGCCCGCCGTGGCGCTGGCATGGTTCGTGTCCTTGTCGGTGGTCTGATCCTGCCCCAGCAGCGCAATGTTGATGTCGCTCCTGCAATACTCCAAAAACTCCCGAAACGCCTGACTGCTGGACGATTTGCCGCCCGCCTCAATAATCTCAATCAGGTTGTCGTCGTTGCTCGCCATCACGCCGTCTTGCCGCACCTGCAACAAGGCTTCCAGCATGGCCTCGATTTCCCGATGGTCGGTGCCGCGCGGCACCTTTCCCACCACCCACGGCGTGCCGTACTTTTCGATGAACTGCACCCAGAATTTCAGACCGGATTTCAGGAAATTGCCCGGCCAATAACACATCGCCAAATCCGGCTGGCCGTAAGGGTTGACCCACGTCGCATCGTGGCTGGCGACGACAAATTTAACGGGGTCACACAGCTCGCCCTGCTGTCCGGCGTCCTTCGCCATAAAACGCAGATTGCTGTCGGCATCGAACCGGAACCACTCGGGCGGCTTGGGGCAGACATCCGCAGGAATCCAGAACCGGCCTACCGGCTGCCAGAGGATTTCGACGGGTTGATAGCCGTACAGCGGCGCGTCGAGCAGTCCGCGCAGCAGCCGATCCAGGTCGATGTCGGCCAGCCAGTCTTCGATAAACGCAAACACCGCATCCGACGCCTCGCCTTGCTCCAATGCCCGCTGCAAACCCAATACCGCCGCCTTGCGCCGCCGCACGTTGCCGCCGATCCGCGGCTGCGCCAGCAGTTCGCGGTAACTCGCCACATCCTTACCCGCCGCCTTCAAAATCGGATCAGGGTTGGGCAGCACGCCGGACAGGATGCCCGCTCCAACACGCGGGCGACTGGCAATGTGCAAAAGCTGTGTGGCTTGCTGCTCGGCGCTGGCAACTGCGGCCGCAGGTTTGCCCGGCACCGTACCCTTGAGTTTTCGCATCTTGCTCACGCATACCCCCGCAACAATCCAACACGCCCCGGCATCGGGCGGCTCATGATCTTCGGCACATCCCCGGACACCGCCAGCACCGCATAGTTCGCCAACACCGCTGCGCCCGCAAAGTCGCCGTGCCGGTACAGTTCCGGTTCCTTCATATCCTGCCGTCTGGCCTTGGCGACCATCGGAATGCCATCGACCAGTTCAATCGCGCGAATGTCCTGCGCAAGGTTGTCATCCCTCGGTATCGTGATTTGCCCGTCTTCAAATAACTGCACGAGCTTGGGCATCCACGCGCCGTACCACGTGCGCGACAACTTCACCTGATGGATGCGGCTGCGCCCGAAAGTGTCCGCCGTGTCTTCGGCCAGCGTCTCGCCGTTGCCCGAGGCATCCAGCGCCGCGCCGCCAAATTTGGGTAGCGCCCGGATGATGGCATTCAACACCTGCTGCTGTTGCCGGGCAGGCACCCGCTGCATCTCCACCACAAACGGCACGTCGCGCACGCGGCTGATTGTGACCGCCATCGGGCAGATCACCGAAAAGTCTCGGTGTCGCGCGTAGTCCATCCCCAGATAGTGGCGCTGTGCCTTGTCCAGTTTTTCCAGCGCAGGGTTCACGTGCAGCCGTATCCAGTCCTCAACAAACCCCTCGCGCCGCGTCACCGGCTGCTGCACGAAATCGTCCGAGAGCAACAGCCGCAGCACGGGGCGCTCTTGCCCGTCGCGCTGCATGGCTTCCTCGACCCACACCCCAGGCACGCACACGCCCGTGCCATCGCGCGGTATCGCGTCCAGTTCTTCCCGCATCTGCGCCACGCGCGGGCCATACGCGGCGCGGATTTTGCCGTACCACGCCGCCTTGCCCTCTGCCGTGGCTTCGGTTCCCTGCATCAGGCACACGCGCTCGTACAAACCATTGGCCACCGCATCGTCGAAGGTAATGCGCATGACCTTGGCATCATCCCCATATCTACCCTCGCGGATGTCGTTCGCCATCTGGTTAAACGGATTGCCTTTACCGTTGTGCGTGCTGATGATGACGATGCGCCCGCCCCAGATCAGCAAGGCAGTTGCCGCATCCAGCACCTTGCCCACATCTTTGTGAAACGCCGCCTCGTCGATAATCGCCTTGCCCTGCAAGCCGCGGATATTGGCCGGGTTGCTCGATAGCGCCACAATCTTGAACCCCGACGCATAGCGAATCCGCCACGCCGTAATCTGCCGCGTGTTGCCGCTGGCGTCCTGGTCTTCAAACAAAAACTCTTCGATGCTGGAATTGCTCTGCGCCTGGGCTTGCGCCATCGTGCGGCTGAATCGGGCGCAGTAGCCGATGAACTCCAACCCCTTCTCTTTGGTGTCGCCGATGTAAAACACGTCCATGCCGCCCGCAGACTTGCGACTGGCCGCCGTGATGCTCGAATCCAGCGCCTCGGCAAACGTAATCCCCGTGCGGCGACCCTTTTCCACCAGCTTGATTTGCGCCTTGAGCTTTAACCACGCGACCTGATGCCCCATCAATACGCCACGTTCAAGCGAGGCGGCGTGTGTGTTGATTTCGCGGGCAGCGGCGGGCAACTCGTCCCAATGCACCACCCGCAGCGTGTCGCGCTGCGGCGTCACCTCTGGCGTTAATGCGGGTTTCACGGTTTGACCCCCAGCACGTCGTGGCGCATCCAATCAACCGCCCTCGCATCAAATCCACCTGCAGCCACTGCCGCATCGAGCCGCGCCGACTGCTCGCGCAGTAACGCCTCTCGCGCTTCTTTGGCAACAATCTGGCGCTCGTGCAAACTGAGCTTGCGGCTTTCATGCACGCTACGCGCCGCACGCGCCAACGCCTGCACGTCTTTAAGCGACACATTGCCTTTCCCCAACGCATCGTCCACCGCGTTAATCGCCAACGTCGTCACCGCCTGCGCGAGCAGCGCCCCGGATTTGTCATCAAAATCCTCGCCAAGTTCGGACACCAGCATCTGCGCCGCCGTCTGGATGTTCTGCTGGCTTTGCGACACCTCCTTGTACAGCTTGTGATACCTGCCCAAGCCCCCGCGGCTGGGCAGTTCTCCCTTTTCATGATGCTCGGGGAATTTCGCCGTCAACTCCGCCTGCATCTCGGCCAATGTGAGCCGGTCTTCACGCAAGAGCTTCTGGATGTAGGTCTTGACCTCGGGCGGCAGCTTGCTGACCTTGGACTTTCTGCCCATCGCTACACCCCGGGCGCACGCGCAGGTTTTACGCCAGGCTGCTGCACCAGACCAGCCGCCACGTCCTGCCCGCGTGCCAGCAAGCGCACCAGCAGCACGTCGGCGTTAATCGGTTCGACCTCCACCAGCGCCCGCTCGGCCAACCAGTGCAGTTGCCGGATGACCTCCGCGCGGGTCAGCACAAACCCCCAGCCCCTGACCGCCGAATGCAGCGTGCTGGAATTGGCCGTGTACCCCGGCAGTTCCGAGAGCAAGCGCAGCATCAACCGGCGCAAGTCTTCGTTCACGTATTGCACGTAATCCACCATGTCGCGTTCCCCCTACTTGCCCGCCGCCGCCTTGGCGCGCAACCAATCGTCAATGCGCAGCACCGACTCATTCAAGGCGTCCAGACGTGTGCCGATGGTCTCCAGTGCCACATCCATGCGCTCGACCCGCAGTGCCAGCGCATGAAAATCCTCCCGCTTGGGGACGTGTTTGAGTTCAGCCTCTATCTTGACCACCCGCGTCCTTAATTCCAGCAACTCCTGCGCACTGGCCGACTGCCTACCGATAATCCAGGCGTAGATGCCGATGACGCTCACGACCAGTGTGATCACCGTCTCGAACCCGAACTGCATGCTTTCAAAATTCATCCCTGCACCCCTTCAAAACCTGCCCGATTTCCTGCGTTCATACGCTTCCTGACAATCCACACAGCGCTGGCAACCCGGCACGGCACGCCTTCGCGCCTCGGGAATGTCCACGCCGCAATCAATGCAGTGCAAAGCAGATTCGCCCGCGCCCTGGGTGCGCGCCAGCACCTGCGCCAGCGCAATCTCGCGCTGCTGCTCTTCCAGAAGCGTCGCCCGGTCAAACTGATCCATCACCTTTCCTCGCTGCCTTGCACGGCGTCTATTAACTCCACCAGTCTCGCCCCGCATTCGCCGTACAGGTCGTACATGGCCTGCAATGCCAGCAGCGCCGCATCCGCATCACCGCCCATCATCGCCACCGGCTGCGGACACGGCACCATCAACGCCGCCGGTATCCGGGTGGAAGCCGGTAACGACGCTTTGGGCGGCACGGGCGCGGGCAGCCTCGACGTGGCGCAGGCTGAAAGCGTCATACACACAGCCAGTACGGTCAGTTTGGGTAGCGGCCAAGGCATCTCGTAAATCCTTTGCAGTTTGAACACTTGCGCGCTGGCGCTCGGCCAGCGCGCGGTTAATCGTCTGGCTTTGCGCGTGCGCGGCGCGGATGGCGTCAGAAGAGTCGCGCAGCAGCCGCTCGTACTCATCCACAACCGCCTGCTGGCACTGGCTGCGGGCATCCGTAAACCCGCGTTCGTATTGCGCGTTGGCCGCCCAGCGCACGGCCAAACCCAGCGTCAACGCCACGCCCGCAACACCCAGCATGCGGCCCGCGTTGCGACCCAGAAAACCCAAGACGATATTCAGCATGATGACCGTCCCTCATGCGCCGTATCCAGCGCACCTTGCGCCTTGGGTTGATGCACCACCCGCGCAATGGCGGAGGCCGCTGCCAACAGCGTGGCAAGCGCCGCATACGGAACAGCACCCAATATCGAATGCCACAGCGGCAATGCGGCCTCCAGCGCCGAAAGAACAGACACAAGCGCTGATGCCAGCGCAAAGCGCACCGACCACAACCGATGCCAGACCCGCGCCGAGGTGTCCAAAGTGAGGGTGGGGATTTTCATGCCGACGCTCCGTGACGGATGCCCCGCACAATGCCCGCCAGCAGCAAGCCTTGCTCTATCTCGCTGTCCTGATACCAAACCCCGTTCAGGTGGTTGTGGGCGATGCCGTTCTCGTGCCGGATAATCGCGGCGACCAAGCCAAACATCGTGTCAAAGTCGTACACGTCGATGTCCGGGTCATCCACGCCCACGCCCAGCGCATTGGCCACCGCCCGCGCGTAGGCATCGGTGTTGTTCTCGACAGGCGGTGCCCAGCGCGATATGAATTTGCGCACGGTATCAATGCGGCTGCCGTCCGGCGCACGCCGCCTGTCCTGATACGTAATCAGAATGCGGGCTATCGCGCGGATGCCCCACTTGGCCTCGGAAAACACGATGAAACGGCTGTCGGTCTGCCGCGCCGCCATCCCCTGCCAGCGCGTGCCGTCACGCTCGATATTGCCCGGATTGTTGTTGCGGATCCCGCGCGGCCAACGCAGCCGCGCGTCGCTGTCCAGCGTTTGATTTGTTGCCCCGTCCATTGCCTGATTGCCTGTGAATGATTGACACAGGGCAATGGTCAAGGATGGGCGATGGGAAGTCTTTTAAAGTCGTTTAGAAAAATGCCGTGCGGGCAAAATCCCCGTCAGGCGTGACCAATCCGATCCGCCCGCAGGTCAAACACCTGTGCAAACACACGCTGCCAGAAACCGATACGCGCACGGCCCTCCTTGTGTCCTTCGGCACGCAGCAATTCGTTGTGGCACAGCACATCCAGCACCCGCAGCACGGGCGGCTCGTCGGCTTCAATCAACAGGCGCTGCGCGGTCAGTTCACGAAACAATGCCGCGTCGGGTTCGGCCAGCAGTTGACGTTCCAATTCGACAAAACGCCGCGCCAAGTCGGCGTGTTGCCACGCGCGGCGCGATGAGCCGACCACCAGATTGACGGTCGCCACCAGCGTCACCACCACCGATGCGCCCAGTACCAGCGCCGTAGAATGCGCGGCCAGCACCCCATAAATCACCGCCGAGCTAAACAACACCGAGAGCATGTTGGCAACGGTGTCGAGCCGCTCAAAAAACCCGCGTCGCCTCTGGTGGTAGCGAATCGAGCGGCGCACGCCAAATTGCAGGCCATACCAGGCATCTTGCAGTTCGTCAGTTGTCATAATCATTTCCCCGGTTTCGGTCTGGGTGGTGGCGGCAAAGTGTCGCTGATATCCGTCTCAACGGTCAGGGTGCCATTATCGGACGCGCTTTCTGCAAAGGCAACAGCCCCTTCCTGAGATTCGGTCGCCAGCTTGCGCAGAATCGCCGCCTGGCGCGTCTGCGTCCTTGTATCTTCATCCAGCCACTGCCCGGACAGCGTAATCAGCCGCGCCACGTCCTCATGCACTGCGGACAGGCTTTGCTCCGTTTTTACAAGCCGCGCAAGAATCGGTGCCATGTCCTTATCCGGGCAATCGCCCAAAAGCGATTGCAGTACCGTGCGAAATAACCGCAGCGCCGCCAATCCATCTGCGTTACGCCGCATGATACGCCAGAGCAAATCCAGTTGTTCGCCCAACAACGGGTCGGTCTTGGTCTTGTCCATGATGATGGTTCCTTGCGTCGATTGAAAAAAGTCCTTCACGTCACTGTCTGAAAACGCTGCATCAACCTATCCTTCGCCTCCCTCGACAAGCCTTGCCAGCAGTAGCGCAGTAACCGCGCATCGGGCAGCAACGACCCCGGCAGCCACGCGCCCGGCGCACCGAGGGTCAGGCGCACGGTGTCCATGCACAGCTCGGCCAGCTCATACAGATAGCTCGATGTTAGAGAAGGGGGTATCACCCTTTTTTGGTGATTTTGTTCACAACAGCACGGCGCACCACGCCACCATTGACAACAGGGCCATGAAAAACCTGATTCATGTGAGTCGCCGCAGCGCCCATGGCACCTTGAAGGGCACCTACAGCGGACATCTTTCCCGTCAGCGACGCAGAACGGTAAAGAGCTAGCAGCTCTCGCTCATCGTCCGTTGTTGCTGGTTCAAATCCCTTACCGGTCAGTACCCATGCAGGATCAGCGCCAAACTCGCCCCAAAGACCAAGTAACGCACGCGTGTCAGGCAACCTTTCGCCACGCTCCCAAGTGCCTACCGTTTTCCGGTCTATTCCTAGCCTAGCTGCGAAGTCTGCCTGCGACAGCTTCCCGCGCAAGGATTCAATGCGCTCCCCGATAGTTTTCAAATCAACCTCAAAACCCATTTAATCTCCCTTGACAATGAGAGATTAATCTCCCATAATTCCACCCATGCAAACCAAGTTATGGCCTACCTCAACTGAACCGGCATCACATAACCCCACAAAGCCACACCGACATTATGACCAAGAAATCGATCCGAACGCCACAAGAAGCCCGCGCCTGGCTGG